TACATGATTGGTTTACGGGAACTGTCTGAAAGTGCTTACGAGGAACTAAATGAGAAGAATATTTGATTTTCAGTGTGCCAAAGGCCACATAACTGAAAAATATGTTGATGATTCTGTAAAAGTTATACAGTGCCCTCACTGTGCAAATGACGCAAGCAGACTCATCTCAGCCCCTAGGATATCTCTAGAAGGTATCACAGGGGACTTTCCTGGTGCCGCAATGGCATGGGAGAAGCGGCGTAAGTCGCATATTAAGTACGAACGTAAAGTTGGTATTTCAGAGGGATAAGAGAACCCCCTCAAATCTGTAAGTGTTCTTTTCTAAATGCTGTTAAGGCACGGAGAGACTAATGGCTAGTTTTGCTGAAGAAGGCGTTGTTGAAACGCAATCTAACGAAGTATTTACCGATGTAGCAACGCAAGAGCCTGCACTGCAGGTTCAGACACAAGAGCAAGTTGATGATAGCGTTCCTGAGAAGTATCGGGGAAAAAGCGCCAAAGAGATTGCTCAGATGCACATGGAAGCTGAGAAGTTAATCGGCAGACAGGGCAGCGAAGTCGGAGAACTGCGTAGGGTTGTGGATGATTTCATCAAGACCCAAACTTTAAGCAAGCAGCAGCTGAGTACGGAGAAGGTAGAAGAAACTGATTTCTTCGCTGATCCTGACAAAGCAGTAGCAAGGGCTATTGACAACCATCCAAAGATTAAACAGGCAGAGATGCTGTCTTTGGAGATGAAAGTAGCCAAGGCTAAGACTGACATACAAACAAAACATCCTGACTACATGGATATTGCTACAAACCCAAACTTCAAAGAATGGGTTCAGGCTTCTAGAGTTAGGACTGAATTGTTAGTTCGTGCAGACCGTCAATATGATGTAGATGCTGCGGATGAACTGCTGTCAACATGGAAAGAGCGACAGCAAGTAGCCAAAGCAACCGCCTCAGTAGAGAAGGAAGCACGAAGCCAAGCAGTCAAAGCCGCAACAACTACTGTTAAGTCTGGCAGTGACGAGGCACCTTCTAAGAAGATTTTTCGTAGATCAGACATTATTAACCTCATGCAAAAGGATCCAGACAAGTACGATATGATGCAGTCTGAAATAATGCAAGCGTATCGTGAAGGCCGGGTCCGTTAATTAACAACTTTTAACAAAGGACTTTTATCATGGCATTTTATCCCTCAGGTGACTTCGTCATCAAATCAGAAGCAGATACCGCTGGTTTTGTACCACAAATTTGGCAAGACGAGATCATTGCTGCTTACAAGAAGAACCTCGTTGTAGCTAACCTCATCAAGAAGATGAACTTCAAGGGCAAGAAAGGTGACTCTGTCACGTTCCCTGCTCCTGGTCGTGGTGCAGCTTCGGCTAAGACGGTTGAGTCGGCTGTTACAATGCAGCAGATGACCGGAACTGGAATCACTGTCAACATCGACAAGCATTATGAGTACAGCCGCTTGATCGAGGACTTGGCAGAAGTTCAGGCGCTTTCTTCGCTGCGCCGCTTCTACACGGATGACTCCGGTTACGCTCTTGCTACCCAGATCGACACTGACCTGCTGAACAACTTCAGCAAGGCTCAAGCCGGTGCTGGTAACGCAACTTGGGACAAGGCTGTTATCGGTGGCGATGGCTCCACGAACTACACTTCTGGTTCGTCAAACGCTACTGCCATCACTGACGCTGGTATCCGTAAGATCATCCAAACTCTGGACGACAACGATGTTCCGATGGACGGACGTTCACTTGTAATCCCGCCTGTTGCTCGTAACACAATGCTTGGTCTTGCTCGTTTCACTGAGCAGGCTTTCGTTGGTAACGGCGATTCCATCCGCAACGGTCAGATTGGTGACGTATACGGCGTTAAGGTCTATGTTTCGACCAACTGCCCCACAGCTACTGGTGGTGCTCGTATCGCTGTTATGTTCCACCCAGAGTACGGCGTTCTCATCGAGCAGTTGGGCATCCGTGTTCAGACTCAGTACAAGCAAGAGTACCTCGCAACGCTGCTCACCGCAGACACGCTCTACGGTGTTGGCGAACTGCGTGATACCTCCGCTGTTGGTATTGCTGTTCCTGCCTAATCAGGAATAACAAGCGGGGCTGGCTCATAAGGCTGGCCCCATTCTAACCAATAAGGAGATTTAAAAATGGCTAACGCTACCGCTGTAGTGTCCAAAAGAGGCCGTGAACAGTTTCAAGGACTGTTTACTGACTTTTGGGCAGTTAAAGCAACAATCAATGCTGATAGTTTAACTACCGGAACTAACGATACAGACACTGTTACCGTTCCCGGTGTTGCTCTTGGCGACATTGTTCTTGGTGTTTCTCTTGGTGTTGACCTAGCAGGCGTGCAGTTAACTGCTTATGTATCTGCTGCAAACACTGTTACTGTAATATTTGAAAACATCACCGCTGGTACTGTAAACTTGGCTGAAACAAGCATTAAGTTTATGGTAGGTCGTCCAGTATTCTAAACCTTACGGTTTTGCCTCTTCGGAGGCTTTTCTATAGCATCTTCGCTGAGGTTGCTATAGAAAACTAAAGAGGAAACTAAATGATACCTCGTTGCTTCCCCACCACCTACGCTACTACCAATGGAACCACCAAATGGGTTATCAATAAACTTGGTAGCACCACTGGACTAAAGGCATGGGTAGACTACATCCCTGTAAAGAAATTAGGATCAGAACCAGCACAGAAGAATACCTATTCTACTGGAATGCTGGCAGATGTTCTTGCTAGTACAACAGGCAAAAAAGCTGGCATTGATTATATTAATGTATATGAAGATGCGTCATTGACCAAAGCATGGTCTACTGATGCTGGTGGTTATATCCCCATCTGGTATACCTAATCGGAGTAAAAATGTCTAACTACACCAAAGTCACCAATTTCACCGCTAAGGATTCACTACCTACCGGTAATTCCGGTAAGGTTGTTCGTGGCTCCGAAATTGATACAGAATTAAATAATGTTGCTACGGCAATTGCCACCAAGACTGACAACGCTTCTGCTAACATCACTGGCGGTACAATCACTGGTATTACTGACTTAGCAGTCGCTGATGGCGGTACTGGGGCTTCTAACGCCTCTGGTGCTAGGACCAATCTAGGCCTAGTTATCGGAACAGACGTACAAGCCTACGATGCTCAGTTGGCAGACATTGCTGGCCTTAGCCCTACAGACAATGGGGTTGTTATTGGCAATGGCACCAATTTTGTTGTAGAATCTGGAGCAACGCTAAAGACTTCCCTTGGTTTAACCATCGGTACTGATGTACAAGCCTATGATGCACAACTCACTGACATTGCTGGCTTAACACCCAGCGATAATAACTTTATTGTCGGCAATGGTACTAACTTCGTTGCCGAATCTGGATCTACTGCTCGTACCAGCCTTGGATTAGGGACTATAGCCACACAAGATGCAAACAATGTTACAATTAGCGGTGGTTCTGTCACTGGCATCACTGATATTGCTGTTGCTGATGGTGGAACAGGGGCAAGCACAGCTGCCAATGCTCGTGTTAACTTACTGCCTTCTTATACTGGTAATGGTGGTAAAGTTCTTGCTGTTACCTCTGGCGCTACTGATGTAGAGTGGATTACCGTTGGAGGTGGCGGTGGCGGTTCTGGTGACGTAACTGGACCATCCTCGTCTACTGACAACACTGTACCCCGCTTTGATGGCTCTACTGGTAAGATTATACAGACCAGCGGAGTTACGATTAATGACTCTAACGAGATCACTACCGGGGCTTGGAAAGGTACTGAGATTTCTGTTGCCTACGGCGGTACCGGGGCATCGACACTAACCGGTATCATTAAAGGCAACGGCACTAGCGCCTTTACTGCTGCCACGGCTGGTACTGACTATCTAGCGCCTGCTGCCATTGGCACCACGGTTCAGGCCTATGATGCTCAGTTAGCCGATGTTGCTGGATTAGCTGTTACGGATGGCAACTTCATTGTCGGAAACGGAACAAACTTTGTAGCCGAATCTGGAGACACTGCCCGTACAAGTTTAGGATTAGGTACTGGAGATAGTCCACAGTTTACAGCCGTCAACGTAGGCAACGCATCTGACACAACCGTAACCCGTGCGTCTGCCGGGGTGATTGCAGTCGAGGGAAGTAATGTCCTGATGGCTTCTAACATTGGGGCTAGCGTCCAAGCATATGACGCAGAGCTGCAAGCAATATCTGGATTAAGCGCCAACGGCCTAGTAACCAGAACCAGCTCAAGCACAGCGGCAGCTAGAACCATTACCGGAACCACAAACGTCATTACTGTAACCAACGGAGATGGCGTATCTGGGAACCCAACATTAACGACAGGTTCTTTGGTAGCTAGAACTGATACGGCCCAGACATTTACAGCATCTCAACGTGGCACAGTCACTACGGACAATGATGGCTCATTTGACTTGTCGGTTACGAACAACTTTGCTTGCACACCAACTGGGGCATTTACTCTGACATTTACCAATATGACCGCAGGCCAGAGTGGATTCATTCTGCTGGTCAACGGTAGCAACTATACCGTGTCAGCCCACGCTAATACCAAGGTAGTGTCTGGATCGCTAACCACAATATCTGCAACTGGGACGTACCTATTGTCGTACTGGACTAACGGTACGAATACTTATGTAGTCAACTCTGGAGCATTAGCTTGAGCGTCTTACCAGTAGGATTTGGCTCCGCAACTAATGGAGGCGGCGGCGGGTTTCAAATTGAACGCAGTCTGCGGTTTAACTCTGCGGATAGTGCGTATTTGGATAGGACACCAGCATCTGCCGGTAATCGCCAAAAGTTTACTATTTCGTTTTGGATGAAACGTTCTACGTTAGGCAGTACAGATGTATTTACTGGAAACGCTGGTAATGGTTTCTTTATGAATTTTCGTCCTGATAATAATCTTTACTTTTATGATTTTGGAGCCGCAAGTGGTGGATGGCAAATTTGGTCAGCAAGACTATTTCGTGATGTAAGTGCTTGGTATCATGTTGTTATTGCGATTGATACTACACAAGCAACCGATACTAATAGAGCAAAAATCTACATTAACGGAGTACAAGAAACTTTATCTACTTGGACTGTTGGCTCAGGAGCAAGTCGTTATCCTTCTCTAAATGCTAACTTTGATTGGAATAATACCAACTCACATGAAATTGGATACGCCTCTAACTACGGATATTTCAATGGTTATTTAACAGAGTTTTATAACATTGATGGTCAACAACTTGAGCCATCCTCATTTGGTGAAACTGATTCTGCCACAGGTGTATGGAAGCCCAAGGCTTACTCTGGCACATACGGCACTAACGGGTTCTACCTAAAGTTTGCAGACAACTCTGGCACGACCAGCACAACGCTAGGCAAGGACAGCTCAGGCAACGGTAACAACTGGACACCTAATAACTTCTCGGTGACCGCTGGCGCTGGTAATGACTCGCTAGTAGATTCACCTACTGCATACGGTACAGACACAGGTGTTGGTGGCTCCGTTAGAGGTAACTACTGCACCATGAATCCATTAAATGCTTTGGGGTTTGCATCTGGAGCCATTACAAATGGAAATCTTGATGTTGGTAAT